TTAAGATTCACGACAGCATTTTTCATTACTGGATGAAGGTTTACGAGGAAGGTTCCCAGTTTGGAATCGACGGCGGCAGGATCAGCAAGCTGATGCTCAAGCGTGATGGCAAGGTCGTATGCAACTATGATAGGGGCTGGGACATAGAGCCTACCGATCCAGACACGCAGATTGCCCTTGAGCTTCTGCTGCACAAGGAAAATAGCTAGCACGAACAAACTACAGCTTCTTGGGACATGAGCCAATCGGCTCTGTTCCTCGTTATGCAGCCAAGATGGGCTGTATTTTTTATGCCCTGAGAAAGGAGGCGACGGTGTATCAGAAAATTGAAGAAATACTCTCCCACCCGATTTAAAGCATCGGATTCAATCTATGACAAGGCTCTGTCCGATTACGCCGTGTCCTTTATTGAGGCGCTCTCCCATACCAAGGGCACCTGGGCCGGTAAGCCTTTTGAGCTGATTGACTGGCAGGAACAGATTATCCGGGACATCTTTGGCACCATCAAGCCAAACGGTTATCGGCAGTTCAACACAGCGTATGTAGAAATACCAAAGAAGATGGGTAAATCAGAGCTCGCCGCTGCAATTGCTCTACTGCTGACCTGTGGCGACAATGAAGAACGCGCCGAGGTCTATGGCTGCGCCGCCGATCGTAATCAGGCATCTATCGTCTTTAACGTTGCAGCGGATATGGTGCGGATGTGCCCGGCGCTCGCAAAACGTGTCAAGATTCTTGATTCCATGAAACGGCTTGTTTATTTACCGACCGGGAGTACTTATCAAGTACTGTCTGCTGACGTCGGCAACAAGCACGGTTTCAATACCCACGGCGTTGTATTTGACGAGCTGCATACCCAACCAAACCGAAAGCTCTACGATGTTATGACCAAAGGCAGCGGCGATGCGAGAATGCAGCCGCTGTATTTTCTTATCACGACTGCCGGAGATAATCAGAACAGCATCTGCTGGGAAGTTCATCAGAAGGCTCTGGATATCATCGACGGCAGAAAAAACGACCCGACCTTCTATCCGGTCATATATGGTGCAGCGCAGGAGGATGACTGGACAGATCCAAAGGTGTGGAAAAAAGCCAATCCCTCCCTCGGTATTACAGTCGGCATAGATAAGGTTAAGGCAGCCTTTGAGTCAGCCCGTCAGAATCCCGCTGAGGAGAATAGCTTCCGACAGCTTCGTTTGAACCAATGGGTTAAACAGGCTATCCGCTGGATGCCAATGGACAAATGGGATGCCTGCGCTTTTGCGGTTGACCCCGAAGCCTTACGGGGCCGTATTTGCTACGGCGGGCTTGACCTTTCATCTTCCACCGACATTACTGCCTTTGTTCTGGTATTCCCGCCGCTGGACGAAGATGACAAGTATGTCGTGCTCCCGTTCTTCTGGATACCGGAGGACAACATCGATTTGCGTGTGCGGCGTGACCATGTGAATTACGATGTATGGAAAAAGCAAGGCTACCTTTTAACTACCGAAGGCAATGTGGTCCACTATGGCTTCATTGAAAGCTTTATTGAGGAGCAGGGTACGAAATACAACATTCGCGAGATTGCCTTTGACCGCTGGGGTGCTGTGCAGATGGTCCAGAACCTTGAGGGTATGGGATTTACTGTAGTTCCTTTCGGACAGGGCTTCAAGGATATGAGTCCGCCGACCAAGGAACTGATGAAGCTAACCTTAGAACAAAAACTTGCCCACGGCGGTCATCCTGTTCTGCGCTGGATGATGGATAACATCTTTATCCGCACCGATCCGGCAGGCAATATCAAAGCGGACAAAGAAAAATCCACCGAGAAGATCGACGGTGCAGTCGCCACCATTATGGCCCTTGATCGGGCAATTCGGTGCGGCAACGAAAGTGGCGCTTCGGTTTATGACGATCGTGGCCTACTTGTTTTTTAGTGAAGGAGAGTGATGTCTATGGGAATACTGCAAGGAATATTCAAGGCGCGAGACAAGCCTCAAGATGCCCTCGGTGGAAGCCGTTACAGCTTCTTTTTCGGCAGCACCAGCGCTGGAAAGCCAGTCAACGAGCAGACTGCCATGCAAATGACAGCCGTATACAGCTGCGTGAGGATATTATCTGAAACACTGGCGGGGCTACCGCTCCACATATATCAATATAATGCTTCCGGTGGCAAGGAAAAACACCTCAAACACCCACTGTACAAACTGCTTCATGATGAACCAAATCCTGAGATGACTTCCTTTGCGTTTAGAGAAACGCTGATGAGTCATCTTTTATTATGGGGGAATGCCTACGCACAGATCATTAGAAACGCCCGTGGCGAAGTTGTTGCACTTTATCCGCTGATGCCAAACAAAATGACGGTCGACCGAGATTCAAACGGTCGGCTTTTCTATTTGTACCAGCGCGGCAACGAGGACACACCCTCTCTTGGCAAGGACAGTCAATTCTACCTGGCACCTTCCGATGTTTTGCATATTCCTGGCCTCGGCTTTGATGGACTGGTTGGCTACTCTCCCATTGCTATGGCGAAGAATGCTGTGGGACTGGCCATTGCCACTGAGGAATACGGTGCGAAATTCTTCGCTAACGGAGCTGCTCCGGGCGGCGTGCTGGAACACCCTGGCACCATCAAAGACCCACAGAAGATTAAGGAGTCCTGGAACGCAGCCTATCAAGGCAGTGGAAACTCACACCGAGTGGCCGTTCTCGAGGAAGGCATGAAGTATCAGCCCATCGGGATCTCGCCAGAGCAAGCACAGTTTCTGGAGACAAGAAAGTTCCAGATCAATGAGATCGCCCGAATCTTCAGGGTGCCACCTCACATGCTGGCCGACCTTGAGAAATCGTCCTTCTCCAACATCGAACAGCAATCACTTGAGTTCGTGAAATACACACTCGACCCTTGGGTAGTGCGCTGGGAACAGTCCATGTGCCGCGCCCTACTCATGGAGAGTGAAAAGTCGAAGCTGTTCATTAAGTTTAATGTAGATGGGCTGCTTCGCGGAGATTATGTGAGCCGGATGAGTGGTTACGCCACCGCACGTCAGAACGGCTGGATGAGCGCCAACGACATCCGGGAGCTTGAGAATCTGGACCGCATCCCGGCAGAGCTGGGTGGCGACCTCTACCTCATCAACGGCGCAATGACCAAACTGCAGGACGCAGGTGCGTTCGCAAATATGAAAGAAACGGAGGAAACCGAATGAAGAAATTCTGGAACTGGGCACGGGATGATAATTCCGGTGTCCGAACACTCTATCTTGACGGCGTTATTGCCGAAGAGTCATGGTTTGACGATGATGTCACCCCCAAGGTATTTAAATCAGAACTTACGGCAGGTGAGGGCGACCTTGTTATTTGGCTCAACTCACCCGGCGGCGATTGTATTGCGGCAAGTCAGATCTACACCATGCTTATGGATTACAAAGGCAAGGTTACCGTGAAGATCGATGGCATTGCAGCATCTGCTGCATCCGTAATTGCTATGGCTGGAACGACCGTACTGATGGCACCGACTGCCCTCATGATGGTGCATAACCCGCTGACTGTTGCCATTGGTGACAGTGAGGAAATGCAAAAGGCCATCGCTTTGCTCTCGGAGGTTAAGGAAAGCATTATCAATGCCTATGAAATCAAAACAGGACAGTCACGGGCAAAGCTGTCCCACCTAATGGATGCTGAAACCTGGCTCAATGCAAAGAAAGCAATCGAGCTTGGTTTTGCAGATGGCATCCTTGAGGACGAAAAGAAACGCCTACAGACTGAGGATTTCACCTATGCCTTCAGCCGCAGAGCCGTTACCAACTCTCTGCTGGATAAGGTCAAGCCGAAACTGCCCAAACAACAAACAGGCACACCGATTGAGTCGCTGGAGAAGCGGCTCTCTTTAATTCAACACTAATTTTGAGGAGGAAAATACAATGAACAAAATTCTTGAACTGCGCGAGAAGCGCGCAAAGGCATGGGAAGCGGCAAAAGCATTCCTCGATACCAAGAGGGGCTCTGATGGACTGGTTTCCCTTGAGGACACAGCAACCTATGACAAGATGGAAGCAGATGTGGTCGCTCTTGGTAAAGAAATCGACCGTCTGGAAAAGCAGGAAGCCCTCGACCGTGAGCTTTCAAAGCCACTGAACACACCCCTTACGGGCAGACCCACTCTTCCGGGCATGGAGACTAGAAGTGGCAGAGCTACTGACGAGTACAGAAAAGCGTTCTGGAATGCAATGCGCACTCGTTCTGGCGAAGGACTTGATCCCGTCATTAAGAATGCACTTCAGATCGGCACAGACACTGAAGGCGGATATCTTGTACCGGATGAATTCGAGCATACACTTGTGGAGGCCCTCGATGATGAGAACATTTTCAGAAAGCTAGCCAACGTCATCACCACTTCTTCCGGCGACCGCAAAATCCCAGTCGTAGCCTCCAAGGGCACAGCTTCTTGGATCGATGAGGAAGGTGCTATCCCTGAAAGCGACGATAGCTTTGGTCAGGTATCCATTGGAGCTTATAAGCTTGGAACCATGATCAAGGTTTCTGAGGAGCTGCTTAACGACAGCGTATTCAACCTTGAAAATTACATCGCTAAAGAGTTCGCCAGACGCATCGGGAACAAAGAAGAAGATGCCTTCTTCACCGGCGACGGCTCTGGAAAACCTACCGGTATCCTTGCAGCTACTGGTGGTGCACAGCTTGGTGTGACCACTGCAAGTGCTACGGCCATCACCATCGACGAGATACTTGATCTGTTCTACTCCCTTAAGGCACCGTACCGAAATAAAGCAGTGTTCGTCATGAACGATGCCACGGTTAAGGCAATCCGCAAACTGAAGGACGGTCAGGGACAATACATTTGGCAGCCTTCACTGCAAGCCGGTACACCGGATACCATCCTGAACAGACCTGTTTACACCTCAGCTTATGTCCCTAACATCGCCGCATCCGCTAAGTCCATCATCTTCGGTGATTTCGGTTACTACTGGGTTGCCGATCGTCAGGGCCGCGTTTTCAAAAGACTCAATGAGCTCTATGCAGCTACCGGTCAGGTAGGCTTTGTTGCAACTCAGCGTGTTGATGGAAAACTGATTCTGCCGGAGGCTATCAAGGTTCTCCAGCAGAAGGCTTAACGGAGGTGCACAATGAGCTATAACGCAAAGAACTATACCGAGCAAGGCGGCGAAAAAACCGTTATCGGTGGCACGCTTGAAATTAAGGAGGGAGCCTCGGTAACGGGGCTTCCTTCTGCTTCCGTATCCATCGCTACTGAAACCACGCTGGGTGGGATCAAGGCAGCCGCTAAAACAGAAACGGATACCGTTCCTGCAAAAGTCGGACCTGACGGAAACCTTTATGTTCCAACTTATCCCAGTGTGCCGGAACCGTCCATAGCCGAGAACCAAGCGGCAAGCACTGCTGAGGATATCGCAGGACTCCTTTCTGATTTCAACGCGCTGCTTGCAAAGCTGAAAACCGCTGGGCTTATGGCGGCAGACAGTTAGGAATAAGGAAAGGATGGTGACGGTATGACACTGCTTGAAAAGGTCAAGGCTAACCTCATCCTTGAGCACTCGGCGGACGATGGACTCCTGCAGCTGTACATCACCGCCGCTGTCAGGTATGCCGAGAGCTATCAGCACTTGACTGAAAACTTCTACGCTGATAACCCGATGTCGCCAACAACTGAACAAGCCGTAATTATGCTGTCGTCCCATTTTTATGAATCAAGGGACGGCAGCACAGGCGGCTTTTTTGCCGACAATGTGCAGGCCGGACAGCAGGTGTGGAATACGGTCAATCTTCTCTTAAGGCTTGATCGGGATTGGCAGGTGTAAATATGAGTTTTCTTGTAGAGAGGGGTGGTGTGTGTGAGTATTGGAGAAATGAGACATCGCATCACTATCCAAAGGATAACACCAACGATCAATGAAAACGGTTTTGAAAGTGAACTCCCTCAGGATTTCAAAACTGTATGGGCATCAGTGAAAAAGCTTCAAGGTAAAGAATTCTTTGCTGCTAAAGCTGTCCAGGCAGAAAATACAGTGAAATTTACCATTCGATACATTGCTGGAATTGATCAGACTATGAAAATTCTGTTTCAAGGGAAAGCCTACAACATTACCTCCATTGACAACATCAAATATAAGAAGCGATATATCGAGATTCAAGCCATGGAGGTGGTGACAGATGGCTAAGATTACTTTGGAAGGTATGCAGGAGATGATAGACAAGGTTAACAAGCTCGGTAACAAAGGGACAGAGATTAAAAAGAAGGCGTTAGATAAAGCCGGAGCCATGGTTAAAAGCAGCATGGAAGAGAAAGCACCGAGATCTGAGCTTACGAAAAGACACATGGCAGACAACATCAAGGTGTCTGAGATTGAAAGCGAGAACGGCGTTGACTTTATTAAGATCGGACCAAACAAGGGAGATAATTCAGAGTTCTACTATTCAAAATTTACTGAATGGGGAACCTCGAAGATTCCTGCACAGCATTGGGCTGAAAACTCGGTATTGGAGAACAAGAAAAAAATCAATGAGGTAATCAAAGAGGAAATGGAAAGGGGGCTTGGTAAGCTTGATTAATAAACTGGTCATCGATACATTGAAGCCCCTTGGCGTTCCAGTAGGATTTCAAAAGTACTCCGGCCAAGAATCAACCTACATTACCTTTTATGAA